AATAAGGAAATTGCTTTGCTATTTCAGGTATAGTTAAAGGTTTAACTTCTCCTACATAATATATATCTTCAAAATTTGGATCTTCTGTGTAAGAATATATTAAATTAGCAGGGTCAACATAATCTATAGTTATACCGTTAGCTTTATTCCAACTAGTTTTAGCGCAACCAATACCTAATGTAACTAAATCATAATTAAATCTTTTCTTTACATTGTCAAATTTGTTTTTCTTTAATGTATTGTTTATAACTTCTTCTTCAGCTATTTCTACAGATTCTTTATAAGACAACTGCATATGAAGATCTAATTCTTTTTCATCTTCTGGTAAACCATCTACATTTGGATTTTGATATAAATCAACGCCTAATGTATTTTTTAATTCTTCTAAATAAGGTTTAGCTAGCATGTCTTGATATATAGCTGTGGCATAGTCTGTTCTTTTCTTTAAAGAAACAGGATCTTGAGCAAAAGCTTTTATATCATAACTTTTGTTATTCATTCCATTTGATACAATATCAACAAATTTTGAAATAACGGGAACTGGTTTCCAATCTAAATTCATATAAGACATATCACCATTAATAGCTAATTCATCTTTATATTTCTGAACTGGTTGTTCTCCTCTTGCATACAATCTTAAAGTGTGGAATCTATTATATGAAGTAGCAAATCTAGTACCATTACCACCTTGTCTCCACCATTCACTTTCTATAGCTTGAGCTACTCTTCTTCCATAGTCTACGGAAGCTTTCTCAGCATCTGGTACAGTCTGGCTTGGAAAAGCGCTATTTGGATTTGCGTATGTATTCATTTATTTAATTATTTTTGACAACGTTCCTTTGTTATCATATTTTTTTATACCTAAATCAATTGGTTCTCTTTTTCTTCTGCTAACCGGTGCGTATCTATTTTTATTACACGCCATTATAGCAAGACCTGAACTAATAGAAGCATCATGAGATGTTCTATTATTTATATCAAAAGAAGCCCAATCTTCTAATGTTCTTTGAAAATATAAATCTCCATAACTATCTCCATTAAAGCCTATAGAGTTTTCTATATAAGACTCAATTGCCGCAGCATGAGCCTGTTTTATATCTTCACTTGAATTAGGTATTCCACCTATTTCTTTTTCTGTTACTGACAACTTGTTCCAAACCTTATCTGGTCTGTTCATTGCAAAACCTCTGTATCCTCTACGTTTAAAATGATATAATAATCTAGGTTTATTATTTTCAACAAGTATAGGCATTCCATAAAATATGCAAGCCATTAAAACATCTTCAAAAAATATCTCAGCAGTTTGAGGTCTAGCTATATATTCTAAAAAGAAGTGATCAGCAGGAGCGTTTTCCATGCTAAATTTTGTTAATCCGTGCAAAGACCCGTTTGATCCTCTTTTATCTACAGTACCTGATATATCATAAGGGTCACACCCAAATGCTCCCATGTGTTCATTACCAGCGTATTTAATACCGTTTTTCTCTATATATCTATTTTGTAGATTAGCATCAGGTATCCAAGTTATAAAAAATCTACCTTGATTACTAGGAGAAAAAATAACTCTTGTATCTTTTATACCGTTTTGCCATAAAAAGTTACCCTGTGTTACAGCGGATTTATTATTAGAATCTTCGTTAAAATCTATTTGTTGATATATCTTTGTTAGATTAAATAAAGATGATTTAGACTCGTCCCTAAAAGCGTGTTTAGTTGTTCTAGGAAACTGTCTATAAAATTCGTTTAAAGCGTCTTGATCATTTTTTAATCCATCAACTTCGTTTTCCCAATACTCGACGACACCAAGGTCGATAAATTCACCTTGTGGTCCTGAGACCTCAGTAGTTGGGGTATCGAAGACAGGTAAGCCATAAGAATCAATGTATCCTTCGTAGTTCCATTCCATAGGTATGAACAAAGAATATAATCCCGAGCTAGTCTGTCCATTGCGGTTTCTTTTTGTAACATCTGAGCTGTCATATAATTTTTTAAAGTTTCTACCTCCTTTGTCTAAAGCATTAGATGTTGATCCCATCATACACTTACCAATAATCCTACTACCTAATCTTAAAGTTGTTTTTGTAACTCTCCAGTTGTTAAGAATATTGTTTGGTTTTTCCCATTTACCACTTTCATCATGTACTAGTAGTTTAAGTTTTTCACCATCATAAGAGTTGTCTCCTGTATTTTTCCAGTCAATAGTAGTATCTAATCCTTGTAAATCTATAGCTTCGCTACCAGCTTCAATACTTCTTCTTGTGAACTTAGATGCTGGTACTCTATAAGCTAGTTCAGTTTTAGGTCGATCCATACCATCTTGAATCGGTTTAAAGAAAAAAGGATAATTAACTGATATAGGAACAACCTTGTCAGTAAACATTTTTTTTGCATCAGGACCAGTTTTAGATAATATTCCATAACGTGAATCACTAGATATTGTTGCTAAGTTTACAACTTCTCCGGATGCCATGAAAGAGAATCCAGAACGACGGTTTTTGAGGTAGCACATTCCGTAGCATCTTGTATCTGCTTTGCAAGCTTCCCAGAATAAGAAGAATAATCTATTGGCTTCTCTATAGTCTGGTGCCCCAACGTCAATCTTACTCCACTGCAAGTACATGTAATGAGTGCCAGTAAGATAAGTAGCTTTACCTCTATTATAAAACCAAAAACCTTCTTCACGTCTTTTAAATTCTTCATCAATATATTCAAACCATTTTTCTTTAAAATCCTCTGGATATTCTTTCCAGTCAAAAACAGTTTTAATTCTACCTAAAGTTTTAGGATATTCAGTCTTACTCCACTTATCATCTTTAAATTTATGAACATTTTTTTCATTAGGTAAAGCTATTTTAAGGTTTTGTATTTCATATATATCACCTATTTTACCTGTCTTTGATATTACAATTATATCATGCTCTTTATTGTATCCATATTCCCACTTATTATAACGATTTAATCGTTTAATAATTTTAGGTTTAATATGGTTATCTAAAATCTTATATAAAACTTGCTTATACATTACTTAGATCTCCCTTCCGCAAAACCCTTAAAGGTTTTTTCTTTTTTAACCTCTTCTTTAGGTTTGTCTTCTAACATGTTCTGTTCTTCTTCAATCCTATTTAATATTTCAAAAGCATCAAATATAGCTAACTTTTTTGTAGCAGCTGCGTTCTTTAATCTGTCCGCGGAAATGTCTGGTCCAAAATCTATAATGGGTTCTTTAGCAACCTTAATTAATTCTTTAACTGCTACTCGCCCAGCTTGGATTATATTCTTCTTCGTTTCCTTTGTAGTCATACTTTATAACAATATCATTTGATTTCATACAATAAATTCGCTTGCCATCTATAACAAACTCCCATTCACGACCTGGTTTATAACCAATTAGGTCTCCTGGGTTAATATTAGATGCTTCTAACTCATTATTACCTATTTTCAGTATACCAACACATTTCTTTTCAATATCTGTTGTTAGAGAGTTGTTTTCTTTTATTGGCATCACAAAGCATCTATTCATAAAAGGAAGCCAATTATCTTGTTTTTTATATAAATATATTTGATTAGGACTGCAAAAATATAAATCTTCTTTAAAATATTGACTACTATTTCTTTGATTACCTTTTATATCATACCATCTTCTAAATATATTATGATGTATTATTATTTCATCACCTATGTTAATATCAAAAGAATACGCTAAAGGAACTGATTTAACAACAGCGTGTCTGCTTACAATCTTGTGGTCTTCAACACTTGTATTGACAATCAGCTCTTTATCATCTATATTTATTTTATTATTATACCTACCGTTTTTAGGAGTTATAATAAAATCATATATACTATTCATTAATATTCTAAATCATATTCAACAGAAATAGCCATATTAGAGTTAAACTTTTTCCACGGCATAACTTCATCTGCTTTTTTAATATAAATATTATAAGAATTATCTGCTTCATCTAAATTGATACTATGAATTACATGTCCACCATAAACTGATTGACCTATAGAATAATGCATAGCTTCGTTTTTATAGTCCGCGCCTATACTTATCTTTCTTATAACTGAGTCCATGTTTATTTTTCCTCAGTCTTTTCTTCTTCTTTTATTTCTTCAAAAGAACCATCATTTAAATTGATATTAACTTGACCATACTTTTCTTCAAGTTCTTTCTTAGTTACATCTAATTCTTTTAAGAACTCAGAATAAGCTTGCATAACTTCAGCTTTCTTTACTTCTAAAGAACCAAGATCTAATACACATTGTTGTATCTTTCCTGTCTGTTCTTTAACTGTTTTTAATTCTTGTTCTTCAATTTTGTTTACTTTTTCACTCATTTGATTAAATTTTAATTGTTATTACTATATTTATTATTACTTGTTAAAGTTTTATTTTACTTTTTATATATTTTTGTAGCCTTTTCCGTCGTGCGTCCTCCGAAATAGGCTAAGATTACCGACATCATAACCTTCTCAAAAGTATCATTCCATAAGCTATTAATATGAAAAGGCAAGTTCTCAATGCTATCAAGAATACCAGCTAACGAAAATATAATTATACACCACACTAGTACTAGTGGACGTACATTTTTCGAAAGCCATGAATCTGATGAAGCATCGGCTTGCCATCTGGAAGTGATAGATTGTATCTCTTTATTCTGCTGCTCGTATATTAATTGTTGTAGCTTTATTTTATCATCTAAACTAACGTCAGATTTAGTAATAGCTTCAATAGCTTCTTTAGGAGAAGTTACTCCTTGTAATACGTTTCCTAATGTAGGATTTATTACAGATGCCGCGCCAAATAATAGTTGACCAACGGTTGTATCTTTAAATTTCTTTTTACTCATAATGATTCGTAAGGATCTGTTTTACTATAAGCTTCTTTTTCCCATGGTAAATTTGGATTACCCTCTTTCATTTTTGATCTAGGATAAGTTTTACCTTTCCAATAAACATTTTGATCGTCATAGTTAAGATCACCTCTTTTTATTTGATCTATATGCACTTCTTCATGTTCTATTACACTTTCTTTTGCCTCATCAGTTTGATCAGGACTTACTAATATAGTACCATTTTTATTACCTTTTCCTAAACAACCTTCTTCTAGTTCTCTTTCGTATACTGGAGATCCGTTAATATTAAATGGAGGTTTCATTTTAAACGCCATAATTATACATCAGATTTATTAGAAGTTTTTGCCTTCATATCTACATCAGGGCTACCAGCGTAAAGATCTTTTTGTTCATTAATAATACTTTTTAATCTATTA